CAGGCGTCATCCCAATTGCGGGGTAATTTAGACAGGCTCCGAAGGTCATTCGAAGTCTTCCAAAACGCGACAACATAGATCAACGTCAATGGGCTCGTCACCAAACAAAGTCATGAGCACCAGATCAACAACATCAGAACAGGTCAGAGAATACTTGTAGAAGTAAAACGCGGTCATATCGTCACGCGTGCAAACATCCAAAGTTCTAAGCCTGGAGAGGACTCCGGAAACGCCATGCGCGAGAAAAGCGCCCTTAGCGTTCCATCCTATGCCCTCTAAACTAACGTCGCCATCTGGAGCGAGTCTCATGTACTTCTCATGGAAGGCCCGAGAAATGGGGGGACAATGGCGGAATTCATAAGAATAGCTCAATGCCTTACCAGCTAGATACGATTCATCGGAAACAGAATCATTACTAGTGGCACGGGCATTGAACCTACCAATTGCCTTACCCAACTTCGGGACCATGACGTGCCCACCAACGACGGGGATGAAATGCTTGGACAAGAAAGTAGCTTCGGAGAGAAACCGATGTACCTTGACTTCACCAACCATGCAAGCCATACGGCAGACGTGTTCGTACTCACGTCTGATGTTTTTCGACTTGCTAGAGATTGGATTGTCGTACCTCATGGTATTATCATCTCCTAGCACCAAGCTATCACCCTTTGCCTTTACCCTCAGACAAAACGCATGGTTGATTGTCATGTTCCACATGGTATTTCTGAAGGTTGTGGATTGAGCACCCGTGGCGAGCTGGTTAGTTACCCTAACCCGCACGCCGTACTTGTGACTCACCGCGTTGAAGCTGTTGGCGTGAACCAATAACCCGGTGAGCCACAAAGGGGCACCAAACCTCCGCAACCAAAGAATCTCCAACATGTGGACATCTGCGACTTGTGTCATGTCGTTAGAGCTGAAATCGCACTCGATGAAACGGCTAGCATCAGTCCCAGACCTTCCAATAAAGGAGGCGAGTTCAGATGATGTCGTGCCGTAAGCACCGAGATAGTTGACAGCTTCAGCGGTGTTGCCCATCTTAAGGGCAGAGAACATCCGCTTACAACATTTTTGCATGTATGGCCCGAGAACCACATTGTGCAAGTCGGACGACTGGTAAATGATCCGTGGAGCCCAATTCTTGTCATGGCGCTTGAGCAATGCCTCCACCTTAACAAAGATCTGCTTGGCTGAAAATGATTTCGTCGTAATGTCAGAAACCAAAGGCCAGACTTTGTTATGGCGTGCTTGCTTCGCCGGGTCAAATTGGGAGTTCCAGGACGTGAACTCGTCGTGTGTGATGCTGATGGGGTCCCAGGCGTCCGGGGCAATGCGATCAAGCAAATGAGAAGAGGCCTTGACAATGTCAGAATGCGCCCGCTTAACCGTGTGGTAATTAGCCCGCTTATCGACAGCGGCTAGGAGGTTAGCGCGGGTGGAAACCGGCACTACTGGTTCGTGGTCACGCAAGAGTGGACCAAGAATATCTCTTCTCAAAAAGAGCTTGTCGTCATTGGAGGGACGCGCCTGGAAACCCACAACAGCAGGAACTTGCCACTTCTGTGGTCTTCGGGTTGACTGTGCCGCAACCCTGCGCATGTGGTAATGCGCCGTGGCTGACTTCGGCAGGCCCAAGGCCGCCATGTCAGTATGTGTATATGTATGTGTATTTGTATGTGTGTGTGGTG